AAACTTTTTGGGTAATTCTGTCTTAGCTTCTTTTGCACCTTCGTTATATGAAGATGTATAACCTTTTTTAAATGCATCGATTAATTCTTGTTTGTTTTTTATTTCTAAATTATCTATTGCTTGAAAATCAAACTTATCTTGATTCATTTTGTTTTCAATATATTTCTTAACAGAGTCCATTTGTTTATCTATTACTTGTTTTACATTTAATTCAAAATCATCTGCAAGTGAATCTAATTGTTTTTCTACTCTGTCATAATTAACTCTTTTCTCAGAACTTGTTTTATATTCTTTTCTTACAGTTGCAGTACCACAACCACATCCAGAGTTCTCTGCATTATCTTTTCTTTTTGTAGACATTGGATGACCTTCTGGCAATAAATCTTGGTCATGTTTACCAGAACGGAATCTACCATTTCTTAATGCAAATAAGAATGAATTAACTCTTGCTTGAGCCCATTGAGCTCTAGATGTTACTGTTGGTCTTACGCTTCCTGGATTTGTTCTGTATGCTCCGATTCCTCTATCGTACACAACCTTAAGTGTCCTTAGTGATGTTCTTTTACTTTTTACATCACCTACTTTTTCATTATGGTCATCTGCTTTTTTCTTTAGTGATTTATCTCTAGGTGATTGATAATCTTTTTGTGAGTTTGATTTACTATCATCTCTTAATTGCTTTACTTTTGCAGCAGCAAATCTTTGACCTGCATCTCCACCCCACATAGCCCATGCAATTCTACCATTACTTGGATAACCTTTTTCTCCAGGTCTGAATCCTTCTGCTTTTTTATCTACTTCATGTCTTGCAAAAAAAGCATTCATCCTTATTACAGTTCTTGGTGATAATGTTTCTCTTTTAGCTAATTGATTTGCTCTAGCCAAACCAACTCTTGTACCACCTCTACCAAATTCTTTTCTCCATTCTAACGCTTTTTCACCTTCTTCTTGCATACCTTTGGTTGGTGTTAAATCAATATCTGCATAACTATTTTCTGATATATCTTCTAGTTCTTCTTCATCAGCACCTTCTGTTGGCTCATTTGTTTCGTTTACTTCAGTTTCTTTCTCAGGAAAATTTAAATTTTTTCTTAGAATATTTTCATCTTCAATAGTTGGGATTATGACACCTTTTTGAACTGCATCAATGAATACAGTATTTAAAGTGTTCTTTTGTTCATCAGTCAATGGGTTAAATTTAAACATTGGTAATTGTTCTACGTTAGAATAATTGTAAGCAACTAATCTTCTGATTAACTGTTCGTTCATAACTGTTTCTTCTATATCTTGTCTTAATTTGTTTATGACAAACAAGAAAACATCAAAATGTATTTTAGCTTGTGCATAAGCACCAGTATCACCTTCTGCCATTAATCTATCTGGAATAAGAATGCTTCTTGCTATTGCTTTATTGTAAAAGTTAAGAGCACTTTGAAAATCACCAGTTGCATTTCTTGTTGACTCTAAAAGTTGAATATCAAACTCTTCCATTCTGTGAGTTATAGATGTTTTTGCTGTAAGGTTATCAAGGATGTTTCGTAAACTTTGCCTTGCTGCTGGGTCATTAGTTTTGTATTTACCTAGAACTGTTGGATTCGCAAATCGTTCTAAATAGATGTTCCACATTTTTATTAGAACATCTTTTGACCAATAACCACGATAAGCTGGTCTTAAATCTGATGTGCCAAAGTGATTTCCAAATTCTTTTTGATAACTGAATATTAAAAACTTGTTGATTGGATATCTCTTATCATCTCCAGATTCTCTGTAAACTATTCCATCCTTGAGAATATTTGAATATTCATCAACTGCAAATGAATAGTAATGTGGTTTTTTTGTTTTTAAATTTTTTAAACCAATCTTTCCATTATATTTACCACTATCAAATGTTTTATAATTTATTTCTGTAATTGAATAGCCATAATCTAAAGCTGTTAATATTTCTAAAACACTATCTGTCATTGAACCTTGCATTTTCTCAAAACAATATTCTATAAATTCTGCAATCTCTATATCGGTTTCATCATCACTTGCTGGAATTATTTGAAAATTTGGAGCAAGAGTAGCAAATTTTTTAAGTGTAAGACACGCTTTAACTTGGTCATCAATACGCATCTGGTCATACATATAAAGTCCTTTGCGACCAATCAATGTATCAGGATTATAAGGTATGATATCGCCACCTCTGCCATACAAACTAAAGTCAGATGCAGCAAGTTCATTCATATTTGGTTTTGTTTCTTCTTGATATTTTTTGAGAAAGTTATCTAATATAGCCATTTGCTAAATTTTAAATGACAAGTTGTATTAAATCAATAGAGAGAGTGAGCTCACTAGGTGAATTAATGGAGAAACAAATAAACCCACTCTCTTAAATTAATATATCTGTATTTTAATGAGCTGTATACAATTTGTTAACTACGGCTAAATATATAGCTTTCTCCAAAGTAAATAACAAACTTGATTTATAATCAGTAAACATATCATTAACTATTTTACGATTTCTTATAGGTGTAAAATGCATATACAAATATCCTGCTGATAATTGTTCTACAGAATAATGTGGAAAATAATTTTGCAATTCTTCAAAACTTACTTCGTTAAATATCTTAGTATTTTCATCTTCTTCTTTTTCTATTTGCTTGTCTGAAAAATATCCCATTATACACCTCTCAATTCTAAATCATCTAACAATGCTTGTGCAGCAAATCTATCGCATGACCTGCCGAAAGGCAAGTTGTCCAACCAAACATTACTATCTCTACCAGCAACATTTAATATCAAATAATTATGATTGTCGCAAACTATATTGAAATTATTTGCTCTTACCCATCTTCTTAAATCATTTAAACTAGATATTCTTCTTCTAGTTCCATTTACTATTTCTTCTAATTGTATTCTTATATCTGTCATATTGTTTCTCCTTGCCAGTTTTGTAGGGACTGGCTAACCCTTTTTTTTTATGTTAAATATGTGTTGTGATATATACTGTCATAGCCAAACTCTTCTCTTAACTTTTCGACAAATGCTTTGTAACCTGCCCATTCAGCATCTTGAGAATGATTTGTAACCATTTCATTTTTTGGCTGCCACTCTAAGATATATTCTCTTGAGTTTTCTTTTCTTAACAATCCATTATCAACCATCTGTTTAAACCAACTTGGTGCATTTCTTAAACCACCTTTTGGTGCATAAACTGATACCCAATGAGATTCACTCCAATCTCTGTCGCCTTTTTCCTCAGCACACGCTTTGTAGTATGTCCACTCAGCTTTTGCTAATTCTTCCTTGTAAAAAAAATCTTTCATGTTTGTTTCTCCTTGATGTTGTTTTTTGTTTTTTTTATTGTTTAACATCATGTTTAAATATTAAAGGATTTTTATAACAAAGTCAACAATATAATAAACTATTTTAAAAAATGTAATCATTATAGATACTTACAATGTTAAAATATTTTAAAAAGATTGTATTGTAGTTTCTCTTTCACCAAAAGATTCAGGTTCATATCTAGTTCCAGTTTCTATTGTTCTACCCATTACTGCATAACGCAACGCATCAACAGGATGGTCAAATCCAGTTGTTGAATAAACCTCTGGATTTTTTTTATCTACTTCTATATTTTTCATTGCTTGAATTGTGTATTCACAATCTTCTGTAAAAAATAATTTAGGTTTTTGTGTAAACTCATCAATCATAAGTCGCATATGTAATTGCTGCGTTCCCATAAGTCTATCATTGTTTGCTCGTTCCATAAGTAAACCATGATTCTGAAATATTTCTCCAATAGAATCTCCAACATTTTGCTTACCCCAAATTGCTGGGTCGCTTGGTGCAAGGTAAGGATTTATTTTATATTTAGTTTCTATATCGACAATTGTTTTTGCAACTTGGTCAGCTGACATCATTAATCCTTTATTTGTTCCATCAACTGTTCCAACCCATTCTTTAAAAACAATTAAATTTTTATCTGAATCTTCTGCTAACCATACAACACTAAATGGAGCTGTAAATCCCCAGTCAAATCCTCTGATAATTGTTTGACCACTTGTTGGCTCGTATTTTTTAATTATGTGTTTGTCAGATATCTCTGGAAAACAAGTTCCTTCTATTTGCGAGAAATCACCAAACCTCAATGCTTGATAAATTTTATTACCTTGTAATTTTAAACGTTGTTCATAAAGTGGGTCATTAAGAGTTAGATATGGATTATCATCTAAAGTTGCTGGAATATATAATCTGGATAAATTAGTTTGTGGGTCTTTATAAATATTGTAACCACCTTTGTTTATAAATCTTTGCCTTACCCAGTCAATATGTTTTCCAACTGGAGTTCCTGTGCATCTTATTCTTGGAAATACTTTTGGGTCTGCACTTCTTGCTCTTGAATGTAAATATAAATATTGCGATTCTGTAAAATGCGTAATCTCATCAAAGTAAACTCCAGCAGAATATTCTTGACCATCGTGTTGGTATTTATCCATTTCGTTTTCCATATGAGAAAAGAATACTTTTCCACCACTTGGAAATTCCCAACAAGATTCTTGCACTTTAAATGTAGCACCTAATTGTTTGTAAATCTTAAAACTGTAATCAATAAGTTGTCTAAGTTCTTTTGTGGTTCTACGAAATATTACAGATTTAGCTCCAGAGTTATTCATCTGTCTACAAGCATCAATTAATAATACGCTTGATTTACCAGAACCAGCACCACCTAAATAAGCTACTTCAAATATATTGCCTGTCTTTAAGAACTCTAATTGTTTCTTAGTTGGTTTCCATATAGTGTTAGTTGATTTCTGTATCTGTGATTTCATCAATTGTTGGCTCATAGGCATCTAGTTTTGGGACTTCAATAATATTGATTACTTTCTGTGTCTGGTCTATTTCTTGTTTTTCGATATATCCTCTATCTCGACCAATTGTTTTTAGTGCAAACATAATAGCTTGGGGGTTTAATTCTTCTATTAATCTTATCAGTTTTGATTCTGCCATATCAATAATTTCTTCTCTAGCATTAGATAAAGCATCCTGTATCTCTTCGCTTTTATGCATTCTTTTGTAAAAGTTCTGCCTAGACATATCTGCTGCTTTACATACAGCTGTTACAAATCCCTTATATTTGCCTATTAATTCTATTAAGGTTTCATCTGATATTCGAGGTGTTTTCATATTATAAATATAACCCTTAATTAATCTTTAACAAGCTCGGCTTTTTTACCAGTATAATTCTCCCATCTCTTTATAATTACATCAATATACTTTGGGTCAAATTCCATCATATAACATTTAATCTTATTTTTTTCAGCACCAATTAATGTTGTACCACTACCACCAAAGAAATCAGCAATAGTTGTTGCATTTAATTTAAATCTTTTAATTATCCATTCCATTAACGAAACAGGTTTTTGTGTTGGATGTACTCTATTTGTTTTTTCAGAGGATTTTGTGAATTGTCTTACAACACTTCTAAAATTTGCCCATGCAAGTTCACAATCAGTTTGGTCTGAATTACCATTATTCTTATCCCATACCAACCAACATTCACTATCTGGCAAACAAGATGAATAATAATTTGCACCCCACCATATTTGTTTTGCTTTTGGATATAATCCATAAATTAAATTAAAACAATCTTTAGCGATTGTATTATCATCATCACCTTTAATGTCTATTTTATAATTTTTGGACAATACACCAGATTTTGAAACTGCATTCATTCCATAAGGTGGGTCGGTATGTATTAAATCTGGATATGTACCTTCCATTAATTTATCTACATCATCAATCTTTGCACTATCCCCACACATCAATCTATGTTCACCAAGTTTATATACCTCGCCAATTTGTGCCTTTGGGTCTTTTGGTGTTTCTGGAACTTCATCTTCATCAGTTAATCCTTTATCTTCTTTGTCTACAATTAAATCTTCTAATTCTTTTGCATCAAAACCTAGAATATCTAAATCAAAATGCATATCCAATAAGTCTGTAAATTCAGTATTAAGCATTCCAATATCCCATTCACTATCTTGTGCGACTCTATTATCAGCTATTCTATACGCTTTTACTTGTGCTGGTGTTAAGTTATCAGCAATATGTATTGGCACTTCTTTTATGCCTAATTTTTTAGCTGCCTCAAATCTAGTATGCCCAGCTATAATTACCATTTGCTTATCTACTACTATTGGTTGTCTAAAACCAAATTCTTTTAATGACCCTGCTACTTTATCTATGGCTTGGTTTTTTCTAGGGTTTCTGATGTAAGGTATGATATCTTCTATCTTTTTGTTTACGATGTTCATAGACTCTCTCCTGTCAACTTATGACAACTTAATTATACTTTATTAATCCTTTTTTCTAATAGTAAATCCACATTTTACACATCTAATTAAAGTAATTGTTTCTTCATGCTCACACATATCACTAGGTATCTGACCTTTTAATTCTCTTATATTATTATCGAAGTCAGTACGATTACTTTCGGCTGCCATCTCAAGGAGTTGTTGTGTCGTTTGGTTAAGGTTGGTCTTTTGCGATTTAACGACAGGCAATAATCGTACTAACCTCTCATAACTACAGTTGGTCATTAAGTCTAATCTACTATAAAGATAATAAGAAAACTGTTCGTAAATCTCCATATCTTGTCTAGCTGTTTCTCGATTAATTCCAACTGCTTCTAAAAATTCATTCCAATTAGAACAATATGAATCATAATTAATATATGATTTACTTTCTTTAATTCTTTTTAAGATATTACCTCGTTCTAATCTACCTCTTAAAATACTAATATTAATTTTTTTTAAATCATCAACTAGCTCTGGTAAAGTTTGAATTAATTTACTCTGCATCATATATACTTCCAGATAGATTATGTTTTGCTAAAACAGTTGAATACTTTTCATCATATTTTTTTTTCAGCTCTTCAAGATTTGCAAAATATCTCGGCATTAATTTTTTATCTTTAAACCAAAGATAATGAATATGTAAAGCATCACTTATAATTTTTATTTTCAATTCCTCTTCTGAAAGCAATGTATCTTGTACTTCGTTTGTTGTCATAACCCACCCATTTTAAAACATTTTAGAATTTTATTCAACCATTTTTTAAATTTGTTTGTATTCTTCTTCCGATATAATATAACCATCTTTATCACGATATATTTTCTCCTGAGAAACAAAGGATGTTGTATTTATTTTTTCTTCTTGTTCTTCTAACCATCCTTCATTCTTTAACCATTTTTGTGGATAAGGTACAAACTTTTCTTCTCGACTTCTGATAAGAAAATTAAATTTTTGTGATAATTCTTCAGCTGATAATTTAGTTTTTATTTTACTGTATGCTCTAAAAGCATCATGTTTATTTTTCTTTCTTCCTTCTAACTTTGACCAAAATTTATCAAAATCTAATTTATCTCTTACCCATATATTAATACTTGTATTATTCTTACTTGTATTATTATGATGGACATTTTTGTCTATACCCCCCATGACATTTTTGTCATTAGGGTTATGGACACTTTTGTCTATAGCTTCTGTCATTTGAATTATTCTTTTAGTTATATTGCTTTCTGAATATTCAAATGATACTTTGATATACTTTTGTTCTTCTAACTTGCTAATAGCCCTTGAAATCGTTCTGATGGACTGATTAAATACTTCACCAAACCATTTATTAGATGCCCAGCATTGACCAGTTTTATTACTGAGTGCAGATATCTCTGCCATAAGAACTTTTTCAAACCAACTAAGGTTTGTATCGTAACGAACCTTTGCTGTTAATATGCTGTAATAATTTGGATGTTCTTTCATTTCAATATCCAACTTTTAAATTCTTCTGCAACATCAATAACTTCTTTGGTAGTACATTCCATACCCTGCGTATATTCAACAGCAGCTTTTAAACTTGATTGTTTAATAATAAGAATTTGTCTTAAATCTCTTTCAATATCTAATTTATCTTGGTCATTCTTAAGTTGTTTTACAGATTCATCAGCAGCATCATTATAATCATCTGATGATATAGAATTTACATACAGTTTTCCGTTAGATTCTGTAGCTTCAAGATAAATTAATTGACCTACATTTAAATCTTTATTGCCTGTATAAAATTTTCCATAATTTATCCAAACATCACCAGTTTCTTGTAACTGAAAACCATATTGACTAGTTCGTGTAATTGTTGATTTGATTTGTTTTACTTCTGGCATTTTCAACTCCTTGTATTCTTTCGTTTACAATTTTATTAATCTCTATCTGATTCACAAGACAGTCTTGTAAATTTTCTATCAGTTTAGTGAGTTCTAAAATTGTTTGTGCTAAATATTCTACTTTGTCTTCAATTTTTTCGTACTTCATATTATTTCTCCTTTTGTAAATTTTGTTTTCTGGTTTTGACTGAATTACTTTTTTTTTGTTTCATAACATCTTTACGTTCATGCATCTTTTTAAAAAAACCTGAACCTTTGTTCAATAATTTTTTCCAAGAGCCTGGTCTTTGACTTTTTAATAAAGCTAATTGAAACATTACTTCACCCCCTTTTTATATTTTAAAGATAAATATATAAACATAGTTTTGATTGCATCTGCAATTTTAATTGCCAATCTTGCTTCGTAGTTCTCACAAAATTCGCAAACATCTCTGTCTATATCATCTTCACCAAATTGACTTTCGATTATACCATTGCCATTACAATAATTGCAATGTGTAGTTTCGATTGGTTTTCTCGACAATCTTGTTTTGATAAATTGTTTTGTTAAATCTGAAGATTGTCTGTAATCCCAAACTAGTTCATGTATATACTTCATAATTGTTCTCCTTGAATTCTATAATCTTTGTATATTTTTCTTTCTGACCCAAGATTTATAATCTGTGGTTTGATATAAACTTTTTTACCCGATTTATAAATTCTTAGGTGTCCTCTTCTTGTATGTTGACCTGGTTTTTGTCTATTAGGAAATTTAAATCCACCA